CGCCATCCTCAGCCTCCACCAAACAGCTTACCTACATTGTTGGCGATCTGCACGGCGAGATTATGCTGATCTTGCAGGTAGAGCTCCCGGTGGGCAGCAGCGATGGCCTGCATGATATCACGCTCGTACGAGCTCCTTGTCGTTAGGAATCTCATGGGATTCATACCTGCCATCGCTATGAATGCTGCCTCACTGATCTCGTCGTGCTCTAGAGGTTTCCCGTGAAGAACTCCTGCGTCACATCAACGCTGGTGTCCGTGAACCAGCGGTTGAGGACGAAGTTATGCTGCGCGATCGCGGCGTCGTTATTGGCGAACAGGCCGAAGACGACGTCACGTGCACGGTCAGCGTCCTCGATCTTGTCGTCAAACTGCAACGCTTCAGCCAGATCTCGCGTAAAGCCGGTGATGGGTTCACCGTGGAACGTGAGTGGCTGTATCTCACCATCACCGGCGACGTCCACGAACATGCCGGTGCAGGAGATGATGATCATCTCTACTGCCGCGTTAATCTGGCGCTCCCAGCGCGACTTGTGCTCCCGCGTGATCCTACCGCCGATCCGCTCGATCTCAGGACCATCGAGCAATCGGTGTCTGGCAAGGAGAAGCGGAGGCTCTTTGTCATATCCAGGCACAGGAATATGTGTCTCTCGTGTCTCAGAGATGACTCTCCGCTTCTCCGCCAGCTGTCCAAGCAGATTCTCCGGTTGGTCACTGTTACTCGTAGCCAAATCCGAGAGAACCGGCATATCAGGTTCGACCATCTTTGCTCCCTCCCTTTGATGCTTCCTACGACGCCGTTGGGTAGCCCTCGACAACCATCTCGAGCTCGATCAGGCCTGCATTGGCTGCTTCAGAATCCACCTCCGGTGGTGTGCAGCGATCGAGGATCCCGTGATAGACGATGGGCTTTCCGTAGACGTTTCCGTCGATGTCGAGCGGCTGCTTGCTCACAACCATGTTTGCCTTACCGACCCCGTTGAGGAGACGTTGCACATGATCGTGGTCGCGCGCGAGCCGATACAGCCGAGACACGACGACGTTGGCGACGGACACCAAACCGCCGAGCGATACGGGCGGAGCCATACCGCCAGGCCGGTACTGCGTTGAGCTTGCCGACTGCCCACCGCCGGTCATCTTGTCCCAGGTGCCGAGATTGATCAGGCTACCTGGGTCTGCGACGTCCTCGACGTGAACGTTCAGCAGATAGGTATCTGACCTAGTCGGACCGCCAGCCATCATGCCACCGCCTGGGTGATCGGAGTATTCACGATCTCGATCGTGACGAGCTCAGCCATCGGAGATGGCCTCACCGCGATGACTGCCCTGAGCTCGTTATTGGCAAGCACCGCTGGTGTGTTGACTGCTGGCCCAACGTCCACATTGAATGCCTGGTCGGACGTCGCGCCGTAGATCTCGCCGGCATTCCAGTCTGCCATGACGAGAGAGGTGAGCGCACCACCGTAGGCCGCGATGGTATGCCCTTGGCCGTCGATCATGTCGAAGACGTACTGTTCACCAACCGCTGCCGCCCGAGCCGCCAGTCCCATGAGGTAGCGCACAGTGCCCAGCGGGACCCAGTACGGATTGTTGACAGGATCTGCGAGTGAACGCCAGCCATAGATTGTCGGGGCACCATAGATGTCGCGAACGACATTGATGCCCTGAGTATTCCACGTCTGACGCGTGTTATCGTCGATTGCCGGCTGACTTACATCAACGGCCCAACTTGAGACGCCGTTGGCCAGACCAGCGGCTGGTTCTGCAGGACCGACACTCGCATCAACTGCCGACGAACGCCCCGCAACCAGAGCACACGGTGGAACGACGGACGTCGTACCAGCAACAACACCCGGACCCTTGATCCAAGGCCAGAAGAATGCAGCGTACTGACCGTTGCCTGTTGCCTTGGCCGCAGTTGCCGAGGCGGTGACTGTTGCCTGGGTCGGCGTGTCTGGCGAATCCAGAATCGCACACCGATTGTTGGCAGCAGCATGATCGGCTAGCTGCGTGTGTCCAAGGTCTGTCGTTCGTCCTGGAGCCGAAACATTGCCCGGACCCAGATCCTTGCTGAATAGAGCGAGCGCGGCTGCCCACTGCGCATCGGTGACGTTACCCCGATCGTCATTGCCACCCGTCATCGCGGTGAGTGCCTTGGTGGTCGGTGGGTTGGACGAAGCACCAAGTGCGATCGTGATGTACTGACTGGTCTCACCGTAGGTTACACCATCGGCCTGCGTTGTAAGCGTGGGCGACTGCTCCAGGATGTTGTTGCTGATGTCGGAGACCTGAATGACGTAAGTGCCGCCTGTTACGGTCACCCCAACCTTCAAGTTGTTTCCGTAGGCTCCTGGGCCCAGAGCACTGACGACAAGTGAGACTGCTGCGCCGGCATCGTTCAGATTCGTAGTCGCCTTAGCAGCTGCCGGACCAACCACACGTCCGACATACGCCTGACTCCCACCCTCCCGGAAGAAGACATTGAGTGCATCGTACATGATACTGTACGAGACTCGCGCTCCTAGTAGACGGGTGAAGTCAGTCATACTCTGAATGAACACCGGCGCGTTGCTTGGCCCCTGGTCACACAACCCTACAGCGAACCAGACGCCGGTGTTGGTGGGAGCGGAGCGAGGCGGTGCAACGGTCAGCTGCACAACTTGCGTGCCTGGGCGCACGAGTAGCGCATAGAGCGTCGCGAGCATGCCGAAGACCAGATTCAGCAGGATCACTCCTCACCACCTCCTTCCAGGGTCGAGATTGACGCCACATCAACCAGAACGCCATCATCGATCAACGTCTGATTGTGCAGCAGACCTGCGTCGTCGGAACCCAGGTCCACCGTTTCGCCGATCGCAAGCATACTGCCGTCAGCGAGATCCTGGACGTGGGTGCCCACGAACTTGTACGTGGTATCACTACCGCCGCCACCGCCCGGTGGCTTCTTTGGTGCTGCCTTCTCCGCCATCACACCTCCTCCATGATCTCGATTTCGGCGGTTACGGTCTCAACTTCTGGCCAGGTACTCCCAGGCTGAGTAGGATCTGGCGGTGGTTCCGGTTGACCGTATGCTGCCGGACCACCATACCTGCTGACGACTTCCGCAACGTCAATCTCGAACACGACTTGTCCACATCCGAGGGTGAGCGTGTCGTTGAAGTTGAAGTTGTCGTCGTAGCTCTCATCGAGCCATGTTGCACCGTCAGAGTATCCGCCCAGTGACTGATGCTGCAGTATGATCGTGCGAGCCATCCCCGTATACAACCGGAGAAGACGCTTGGTGTCCATACGATCTTGCCCACTTACAAACACACCGATCGCGAGCGAGAACGTAACTCGGAATGTACCGTCCCCCTCTTGCATGGGGATCTTCCTGCCCAGACCAGGACTGACTACAACGATCGCCGGCAGCTGATCAGCATTCTCTCGGTCAAGCCGCTCGGCCGTTATGTAGGCACGCGGCAGGGGCAGAGCATCCTGAGGGATGTTTCTGGGATCTGGCGGAGCAGGTGACTGTAGCTCCACCTCACGAATGTAGACCGGGAACCAAGACTCAAGAGTGTTGACGGCTGCATTCTCGAGATCGTCCGCGATGAAGATCTGTCCGAAGACGCTACTCAACGGGAGCCACCCATGCTTCTAGAAATCGTTCACCGATGATCTGCGTAAACCGTTCCCGATCAGCAACTGTAAACTTCATGAATGGACGATACTTCTGAGACGGTTCCGCCTGTGGCAGTCTTGATCCGAAGTACATGCGATCTGGCCAGATATCAAGCCTTTGCCCCTTCGCACCCCAGATAGTGACGGAATTCATCAGATCACCCCTGGCGATGTTGATGCGAAGATCCCAGCCTAGCTTAGCCTTACGTTCCAGCCAATCTGGAGTGAGTGGCTTCCACGACCCACCACCCCGGCGACCCTGGCTCTGGAAAACTTCTTCTTCCATCGCCATCATGAAGACAGCGATCCGTCGGAAAGCAGGGGACATGTCCACGGCAGCAGCACCCATGCGGTTGAACCGCAGCTGCGCCTGTTTGATGCCTTGCGCTTCGACGAAGAAATTTACCATAAGGTCCTATACCCATAGGCGGGATATTGATCAGAGTCGGGGAATGTGCCGACCGCCTGCAACGTCGGACCCGTCTCGACCAGCTTATCCGTGCTGCCTGACTGAATCATGAGGGAGACCTGCGAGCTGAGCCGCTGTAGATCTTCCTCGTACAATTCTTTCAACTGCGGGTAGATGCTGCGGCCGGTGTTCACCTGCTCGCTGTAGTAATCGAGTTCAATCTGCATCGCCGTGCGCTCAGCCACCACACCGGCAGCATCGTCCCAGAGCGGCTGTGGGATATCGTCACCGATCACATCCGATACACGGTCAGCCTCGATGTTGATGAGCTGAATGACCTGCGTATCAGTAGGGCGTGTATCAGCGTTGAATGTACCAACCTCGTTACCGTACTTGTCCTTGGTGCGCGAGATGATCATATCTGCTACCTGTTGCACCGTCGGCATCCACTCTGCCTGAGGCTCAGGCAGGTTTTGGATGGGCTCTGATGCTACGAAGCTCCCGCTGGGATCCTCGAATAGTATTTGGTACCAGCCTTGTACCAGCGTCGCGTTGTCCGTTGTGAACGAACGCGCTGCAGGATGTGAAGGATCAGTATCAACAGGCGTGATGTCTTGCGTGTCGATTAGATTCCACGGGCCATCGGCAACCGCGCTCTCATTGATCTTGATAATCGTCCACGCTACACCGTCGAAACGGGCTGGCGGAGTGTAGTCAGTAAAGCTAACTGTATTCATGACACGCTCCCTGTTTTGACCGTTCCGATAGTACCATTCCGAACACCGCTGATGCTACCACCCCTGGTGAATGTCTGCTCAACAATTCCGATGTGTACAGTCATGACACGCCCGGTCATCGGAGTGTTGAAGATAAATCCGGCAGGCATGGTGCCAACCATGTGTTCCCGCAGTACCAGGGTGACTGCACCACTTACGGTGGCCGTAGCCAGAATGTTCCCACCTACGACACCCCTACCGACCGAAACGGTGCCGTAGACATTGGACGTGGCAGCTACAAAGCCGTAGATCACCCGTAGTCGTACGATCGCGCCACTAACGGTGCTGGTAGCCAGAATCTGGGCGGGTAGCACAGGCCTTAGCCGCTTCACCGACCCTGCAACTGTGCTCGTCGCATTGATGACTGCCGGTACAATGGGACGCGCTCTCCCGACCGACCCGCCCAGAGTTGAAGTGGCAAAGATGGCCGTCGGAACGATCGGCCTCTGACCCTGCCGGAAGATTGAGCCGGTGAACGTGCTGGTCGCTAGGATCTGCGCTGGCGTGATCTTGCGTAGTGCACGGGCAGAGCCGGTGAACGTACTCGTCGCAAGAATCTGCGCCGGAAGCACTCCGCGCGCGACGCGGATAGAGCCAGCGAACGTACTGATTGCATTGATCTGACCACCAAAGACGTGAAGGACGCGAACAGAGCCGGTGAACGTACTCGTCGCAAGAATGTTGACCGGACGTATTGCCCGAGACACAACAACTGCGCCAGAGAACGTGCTCGTGGCAAGCATGTTCGTCGTAGGCTTGATTGCCCGTCTTACCGCGATCGTTCCGGTGAAGGAACTCGTCGCACTGATCTGAGCAGGAATGATCGCACGCTTGATAGCTACCGTGCCGGAGAACGTAGACGTAGCGTTGATCTGCGCCGGTGTCGGCTGTGGATGACCACCCCTTGTGATTGCACCGGTGAAGGTACTTGTGGCGCTAATCTGAGCAGGAGCAATCTTACGCAGAACACGTACACTGCCCGAGAGGGTGCTGGTGGCCGAGACCTGCGCAGGAAGAATAGCGCGACGAACACTAACAGCGCCGCTGACCGTGCTCGTCGCGCTCATTTGCGCGGGCGCTACCTTGCGAAGCGCACCAACGCTACCTGAGAACGTACTAGCTGCATTGATCTGAGCCGGTATAATTGGCTTACCGGCAAATCCTTTCTGGATGCTACCCGAGAACGTGCTGGTAGCAGAGATCTGCGTCGTCGGCCGAATGCCACGCGCCACCTTGATAGCGCCAGAGAGTGTACTCGTAGCCGCGATCTGTGCCGGGAAGACACCACGCCTGACGCCCACCGTGCCGGCAAACGTAGACGTAGCACTGATCTGCGTTCCTACGACTGGTCTCCGTCTGCCGATACTGCCGGCAAGGGTGGACGTCGCATTGATTTGAGCAGGGACGATCTTGCGTAGAGCACGTGTACTACCTGAGAAGGTGCTCGTCGCAGCGATCTGTGCTGGAACAACCTCGCGCAGAGCTCCGATCGCTCCGCTGAAAGTAGATGTCGCGCTGATTTGCGCTCCAACAACCGCCTTCCTTCTACCGATGCTACCGCTAAATGTACTGGTCGCACTGATTTGCGCAGGTGCTATCTTGCGCAGAGCACGAACCGCTCCCGACATCGCACTTGTAGCAGAGATCTGCGCCGGAGTGATGATCTTGGGTGGTACAATCTTGCCGATCGCACCGGACATAGTGCT